TTCTTCTTCAAGCCAACGAGCATACCTAGATTTGTGTATGAACTCTTGATAGGATGTTGGTAGCATATTAGACATTACTCTTTTCCCCTTTTTTTATTTTTATTAGTTTGTTTAAATACCATCGTGCTTTTTCTAGATCTTCTACACCATTCTTGTATGGGTATCTACAAAGATATTTCATGATGTTTCCTTGTAGATAAAATTCAAATCCATCTCCAGTCACAGACTCTATTATATCTATAGTTTCTATACTGGTTGTATTATAATGTGGTGGATGGTCAACCATATTATCCATATCTTCTTCTCTCAATCTTTTCAACATATAATCGTAGTACCCTATCAATGTTTGCTACCAAAATCAACCTTAATAACATTATCTTTGTATTTTATTTTTTCACCAGTCTCATCTTCTATCTCACCAAATATTCTTTTGGTGGTGTAGTTGTATGCAAGCTCTGACATACCAAAGTTAAACACCTCTTCAGTTTTCCCGGTGAGTAACCCAACAAGACCTTCGTGCATAACTGATCCAACAGTGTGATCCATTTCAGTTTCATACTTGTTGCCAGTTGTATCGTATGCACTCATCTTAAACTTATCATCACCCACGTCTGTGAGTATGATGTAGTAATGACCTTTTTGTAAGTGCATCTGCTTTACAAATTCTTTTATCTCATCTTCATCCATTTTTAAACCACTCCATAGGTATTGACTTCTCTGCCCACCTGAAGTCATGCTTGTTGCACCAGTCGGCATAGGTTGTCTTACTGCCTTTGTATATTTTGTTTCGTGCGTTCATAAAAACAAATCGTATATCTAGATCTTTGTGTTGTTGTTTTACCAAAGCCATCTTCACTCTGTCTGCCTTGTCCAAGTGACCCTTTGCTTCTATGTAAATATCACTCTCGATCAGATAGAAATCAGGTGTGTAAGTTCTTGGCTTGGGTACATAAAGAAACTTCTTGGACTCGTACTCAAACTTGACTTTGTTATCAGCTAAACCTTTTGCAAGATGCAACTCAAACCGTGATCTAAATCGTAGTCGTTTCATATCGGCATCCTCAATCCTAACGACTGTATCCGTTTGTTTACGTACCCTGCCAGTTTGGGGGATTGTTTTTCTATTGTAATAAGTTCGTTTGTTAATTGGAATATCGGAAGGCATATCACTTTACCCTGACTAGTAACGTATCGTATTGTTTGAAATTCATTTTCTACTTTCATTATATCTCGTTGTTCAGTAAGAGAGGTGAGAGATCCATTGTCTGAAAAGTTTTCACGAAGAGTAAGGGGAATACCTCTTTCATGTTGACGTAAAAAAACAATGTCTCTCCCACCACCAGTCTCCACATGGGAGTCTATATAAACGTGGTACAAGTCCTCGTTTAAATCCATAAGATCTTTTTGATATTCACGAACATAAATAATTGACATTACAATGCTTTCTTTTTTAATTTAGAGTACCAAACTTGTGGTGGCTGCTTAGCCTTTGATGTTACCTTATCATGTAACACTGCATCTTTCCAACAGTGTGACTTAAAACTACACATAGTACAAGGCTTGGGCAATACTTTGTTTCCAGTTCTTACTTCTTGTCCATCTTGCTTATACGTTTCAAAGACATCTTTAAATGGTACTTTGAACTCTAATGACTCATCAGTCAACACTTTAATTCTTTTCTTGGCATCAGCCAAGTATTCTTTTCTATCACCATCTTGCCAGTCAGGTGCTTCAACAACAGCAACTTCACCACTTGATTTGTTTATGACTATCCAACCACCAAACGGCAACCCAGTTGCTTCACCATACAAATGACCTTGCATGATGTATCCAAACGGATCATCCTCTTTAATCTTCTCATATCCACCGTAACCAGTGTATTTAAACTTATATGCCCACTCACTAGCAGACTTTATATCCCAAACTTTTTCTTGTCCAAACTCATCACGTATAATTAAATCCAACGTGCCACTTACATCTGTTCCATCTATCGTAAGTTTAACTGCTTTCTGTTTAGCCACAATATCAACACCTGCTTGTTCAAGCACAAGCACAGCTATTGATTCTACTATATCTCCGAATAGAAATCTGAATAAAAGATTGTAGGGTGTTTCTTGTTGGATGCCACGTTTCTCAAGCAGTTGCTGACACACTGGTCTGCCCAAACCTGACATACGTATCTTATAACTTTTCTCTTTGTTTAGCTGTACAGACACAGCATCTTTGCACGAATTTGCAAAGTCCAAAACGGCTTCAGGGGGAATGTTAACTTCCCCCCTACTTGCACGTTCCATGTAGTCTTGGATTTTAAACTGGAGTAGCATTGAAGTCGTTTGCTAAGCTATCATCAGCTTCTACGACTTGTAGCTTGGATGAATCTCTGCTCTGTTCTAACACAGACTGATTGGCTGCCTTAACAGTATCAGCAAACTTCTTCATTAACTCCTTATCTTCATTAGATATATCGGTTTCGCTTTTGAGAGTTGGCACTGGTGTCCAGTAAGTAACCGATCCTCTTTTCTGTTTAGCCGTTGCCATGTTGATCCAACATTTCTGCATGATCTTTTTTTGTTTGGTTAGGCTTTCAATAAAATTCTTCATAGGCACGAACCCTGACTTTTTAAAATAAGCGACTACTGGATGGTTCTCAACCTTGACTGGTTCTTTGTTGGCTTTTGTAAAATCGCCACTAATAACACAGTACAATACCTGATTGCAAACTGCAGTACGTGATCGCAACTTGATTGGATCATCATCACTTAGTTTCTCTTCCTCTGACGCAGATAAACGACCACACTTGTTGCCACCCTCTGTATCAGGAAAGTCACCTGACATGGTAGGCTTTTGCACAGACTTGCAAGAAAAGTTTCCTAGCTCCTGATCAAAAACACTCCATTCGTAGGTTCGTAAGATTGGTCTAATTAAAACTGTTTTGGCGTAGACCATTTCGCCCTCATACATCATTTTCCAGTCACCACGAGTAAGTGTCTGACCATCTTCAGTCTCTATATCGTAGTTGATGTTTAATCTTGATAATCCCTGATTAGATTTTGACACGGTGCTTTGCCCAGTCAAGTTCATCAAAGATTCAATGTCGTCATTACTGAAAGATCCAACAATGTTATCAATTTCAGTATTCATAGTTTGTACGTTTGTGTCCATTAAATTTATCCTTTTCTATTTGTTTAAGGTTAACGTAATGAGAGGTTACAGTTCTACTTCAGATAAGTCAAGCCAATTTTTTCCTATCTTTAATTCTATGCCAACTGGCATGTCGTACTCTATGCCATACCTACGTTTTGTCTCACTTGGCAAACACAACATAGCGTCCTGCAGCATCAGTATTATATCTATCTTTTCATCAGGATGAACATCAACAACTATAGAGTCATGTACTGTGTTGCATATAACAGACTTCATTCTGTTGTTTCTTATCTGTGCATCTAACCTTACCAACGCAATGGGCAATAGATCAGCCGTAGCGAACCCCTGAACAGGGTAATTACAGATAGCAGTACGATTGGTAGCTGAACCCCACTCTGTCCACCTAGCGTCAGGAAACGAGTATTCTCGACCTGAAGGCAATTTAACGAGTTTTGTGGTCACAGCTTCTTTTTCTAGTTGTTTGTGCCACTCACTCACCTGCTCGTACTTCTCTTTGAACTTTTGGTAGTATTGTTGCTGACTACGTGTGCCACTCACACCACCATACAAAGGTTTGAATGTGTGTGCTTTTGCTTCTTGTCGAGAACAACCAATAATAGATGCTGTATAGCTATGGACATCTGTGCCTTTCTTTACATCATCATATACTTGTTTATCTTTTGCAAGAAAGCCTGCCACCCTGAACTCCAACTGTGAGTAATCGCCCTCAAGTATAAATCCATTTTCAAATCTGCTTTCAACAACTTTACGTATGGCAAACGTTGAACCTCGTGGCATATTCTGAAAGTTAGGATTGCGACTAGATAGTCTACCAGTAGCAGTCACACATTGCATGAACTCAGGATGGATGAAACTGTCGTCATCCACGTTGTTTTTCATACCTTCAACAAAGGTAGACAGATAGGTACGCAAAGCATTGTATCGTACGTAAGCTTCACAGAACTCACGAGCATTACCGTCTAGTTCAGATAGCCTATCTTCTAGAGTTACCTTATCTGTCTTGAAACCTGCTGATGCAGTGTCTCTTACTGTACGTGGTATGAGCTTGAACCCTGCCACCTCACCAGTAGATGTGTAGTTCACGCCCTTGCCTATACAGACCTTGCACACTCGCTTTGCCTTACCAACACTACCATCTTTTTTTAACGGAGTTGTGCGACCTGAACCATCACAAGTCTGACACTGA